GCGTCCATTGCAGCATACAGAAGTTCGTCAGTCTTACGACCAAGAGCAGCAGCAGCAGATTGAGCCACAGCTTGACGCTCGTTGATGTTCGTCTTCAGTTCATCTAACTTGTCAATGTACTCTGCGGCGTAAAAGTCTTCCATAGTCGCTTCCACTTGAGTGTGTGCAAGCTCCATAGGGGTGACATTGCCGTTGCGTGATTTAGTCGATGCAGAACCCGCACCGATCTTTTGGAATCGAACAGTAGAACCTGTCACTTGACTTGCCAGACGAACAGTATTCCGCAGTTTAGAACCCATACGCTGATAAGCCATGTGAACTTCAGATTCGAACTGTTTGATAAAAGCTACATCAATGGTGTTAGCCATTTCATCAGTCCTTTATTAAAGTTTCACGATCTGCGGTTATCTGTCTGGCATCCTCAATGCGGTTATCCTTTCGGGCCGCTCAGTGCATTACAGGCCGTTGTTGTAGGTAGTAAACATTATTTTTCTGATTTATGCAACGCACAAATCGCATCATTTGATGACCGTTGACCTCGTATATATCTTTATCAAACGTAAATCCACACCATGTTAGCCACATAATTGTGTCTGTGTGGTCAATCGGAACAAAGTTTTCAACCACCTCATAATTACCTTGGAGCAAAGTGATTACTGCTTTACACCCACGAAGAAAGGGTCGAAAGTTACTATTTACACCCCCAGTACCGAGCATCCAGACCCGCCCTGTATTATTATCAATAGGAACTGTTCCGCACATAGCTATTGGGGTTTCATCAAAACGTATAGTGTAATTTCTTGCGCCATCTATAGATAATGGCTCTCTTAAAGCCTCAAGAGGTTCTAAACCAAGAATCATACACTCGCGTTTATCATGGAATCGAAGATATGGAGCAATTTCATCAGGGTCATCTGGACGGCTCTCTATAAGAGAAAG